AAGCCGCCGAACGCAAGGAAGGCACGAGTGCTGTTGTCGACCAAGCTGAGGTCGTCGATGAGCATGCGTGGTCAACCCGTCCCACCACTGCCCACGGGACCGTCATACACCATGGTTGTCGGTGTCGATGCCGGAGATTCTTGCCATTATTACTGGCATACGGATGATAATACAGGTGTTATTGGCTCTAATGTAGCGGAGCTTAATGCCGTTTGGCGCCAAAGGGTACATGAGCTTAGAATGTGGCACTCGCGCCCCAAAGAGCGCGTGCACCGACTTAAGAAGAGAGCTGTGGTGGAATCCATGTCATATGAAGACTTGATGGATAAGACCAGAGTACCTGAGTGCAAGGCCACTTTCTCAGACAAATTTGACAGAGCGGCAGCCAGGTCGATATACGGCACGACGGTGGAGCACTATGTGCGATCATCATATGTGTTCTCCAGAATGGAAGCTGGGCAAGCTGGCGTGTCTGAATTATGCGGCAAGCTGAGAGATGATGAACAGGCCACCATGGATGAACAGTTGATGAACGGTGGTGGACATGTGCTATGCGCTGATCATATCGGCTTCGACGAGATACACAACCTGTTATTCCAGCATGATTGCGTCAAGTCTGTGCGTGGGGGGTGCGGGCCTGTGGCGAACAGAGACATAGCGGCTGATTGGGCTCGCGAGGTTGACTGGGTGGCTGAATCCTTGTTGAACCAGAAAGTGGTGGTGCCACAAGTGGGTGAATTCAAGGTAGTTCAGGGCATGTTCACGGGAATGCGTGGCACATCTTGCCTCAATGATAGGGGACATGTGACTTATTGGAGATCCGCTCTGCGAGTTGTGCGCATGGCTGGTCTTCATAAGTTGCGAGTTAGAGCCTGTCGAATAAGGGGTGATGACGTGATGGCACGTATGGACAGCTGGGTATCCTGTGCTGCTACATTAGCTGCGCTGACCGCGATTGGTTTCAGGCTGAATCCGCTCAAACAGCTAATCTCCAAAGAATACGGTGTGTTTCTAAGGGTTATCTACTCAAAAGGCGCGATGAGAGGTTATTCGACAAGGTCGATATCCTCGCTGATCTTGCAGCCGCTGCAGGCTCAAGAGTGGTATGATCCTAAAGCTCGCGCTGAGGCATTTGACTCTCACGTCCACCTTATGGTACGACGGGGATGCCGCACGTCGATGTGCCAAAGAATATGGTGGAACTTAATGAGATACTGGGCTAGACAGAAACGCGGAAAAGACGGTTACGTACGCATACCGTCGTACATCTTGACAGCTCCTCTGTCGCAAGGCGGCTGGGGCTTATGCCCGCCAGGATTTAAGCCGTGTAAGTTAACTGGCATGATACCTGCTTATCCTAATGTGCGTCCTGACCCCGTCGAGGTGGGTGCACTAGTGGGGAACAGGATGTCATCGGATGCGGCAAGGCGTTTGGCCGCTACAATCCCCGGTGATACCTCGGCGGCTGCTGGCGTGCTGGCTGACATTTACAGACGGTCCAACCTGGAACCTGAGGCAACTCCGCGGGAGATTGGACGTGCCAGGGCAAGCCACGCGGATCAGCTTGCTGAGTGGCTTGTACATGTCAAGGCATCTTGTAAAGTTAGAGAGGCATGTAGTCCCGGTTCTTCCCCGCGTTTCGTCATTGCGCCGCCGGCATCCGGCAAGACCTTCGAGGTTGAGTTCAGACGGGCGTCAGGCTTCAAGGTGGATGATGCCGACTGGATAGTGACACGGCATATCGGTTGGGACAGGTGGAAGTCGTCTGACGTGACGGTGAGGCAGGAAGCCAGGAGAGTGTTAGCATCAAGAATTTGCGAACGAGTGCGCAACGGATACACTGTGGTGGGTGCACACTGTGATGCTGTATTGATCAACAGGCTGGAAGAATTAATGGTGCCGATGGTGTGGACTGATATGGAGGCTGCTGGCCGTGAATGGCGCTGGTCGCTCAGGAATGAGGACCCCGACAAATTCAAGAGCAGGGCTGCGGGTAAGAAGTACGCGCTAGCGTTGTCCAGGCGCGGAAGATGCGCTATTGCGCCAAACTTGGCATGCGCCATGGATTGGCCGTTGCTGGTCAGTGGGCAGTACATGGACAGCGCCACGGTTACTGAAACTGCCCGGGGTATGTTACTCTTAGGCGCACGCGCCACGAGTAGCATGCAGGCAGGTAGGATATTGTCGACTCGGGAGCTTGGCTTCTCTGAGATGCTGGAATGCGTGGACAAGACAGCCTTACATTCTATGAGCTCAATAAAGAGCGTGGCAAGGGCTGTGAATTTGGATCCCATGCTGTTATTGTCGAGACAATTACATGAGAGGGGCTTCGATGCTTATGCATCAATGTGGTATCATAACCGCAAAAGACTGCGTGACGTGCCTGATAGCGCACCGATGGTCAATTCTGACATCAAGGGCTACCTATCGCCCTCATTGGTGTCTGTGACGATGGCTGTTTACAAGAACGCCTTAGTGTGTTCTGTTGTTAACGGAATGAGTATGGAGATAGCAAAAGAGGCAGCAGTGCTGCGTAGCATGCGTGTAGTGCAAGAGTCATTCACGCGATGCTCGGCCGCATCCATGGTACAAGTATAGAACATACTCGATAGGAC